GGTCGCGATATTTCGTTGTCTTTCACAGGTGGAACAGACATCGAAGCACAAGCAACCAATGCAGTATTAACAAAAGTTAATGAGCGTCAGGAATACGAAACTCTTGACGGCACAGCTTACAAAACAGTAAGAACCACAGGAACATTCCAATTGGATATGTTGGCTGATTGGGGTAAGACAAGTTCTGTTTGTGAGGCTTTATGGGCTGCTGCCGAAAGCGCACCAGACACAGACATTTCAATTACACTTACAGCTGCAACTGGAGCGCAATTTGTGTTCCCAGTAAAGCCTGAGTTTCCAACTGCTGGTGGATCAGGAATTGATGCACAAACTGTTTCCTTTAATTTTACAGTTACAAACGGAACAGTTACCGAAACATTTACCTAAAAAATAGAAACGGGAGCAAACAATGAAGTTACCAATCACAATTGAATATAACTCAGGCGAGCAAGCAACATATATTGCCCAACCGCCTGAGTGGGCTAAGTGGGAAAAATCAACTGGCAACACCATAACCCAAGCAAAAGAAAAACTTGGCATGTGGGATTTGATGTTTTTAGCATACAACGCTCATAAGCGCGAAGCTGCTGGAAAACCAGTTAAACCATTTGAGGCTTGGATGGAAACAGTCAGCGATGTAATTGTCGGTGATGCAGACCCAAAAGCCACCCAGCAGGAAGCCTAAGCAGATTATTGGTTGAGTTAGCAATTGCTACTCAAATACCAATGAGCGAATGGGTTGATTCAGACGATATTTTAACAGCGATAGAAGTATTGGAGGCGAGGTATGGCAAATGAAACCATTGCATATAACAAATCCGATCTCCGCGATATTTACAAAGCATTCAAACTTATGGATGAACAGGCTACTGAGGAAGCAAGAGCGCAGTCTGCTGCTTTGGCGTATTTTGCATCAGAGGAAATTAAACAAGCAGCTAGAACTAGAACAAAGGCTGGCAAAGTTGCGGAAAGAGTCGCAGACGGCGTTAGCATCTCTAAATCAAGTAAGATCGGCGAATTCCGTTATGGCTTCGCAAGACAAAAGTTTTCAGGTGGTGCTACTACACAAACCCTATGGGGTGGCGTTGAGTTTGGTTCAAACAAATTCAAACAGTTTCCTAGTTATTCGGGACGGCAGGGTCGTGGATCTCGCGGATGGTTTATTTATCCAACCCTTCGCAGAATTCAGCCTGAATTGATTAACAAATGGGAACAAAGTTTTGATCGCATTATTAAGGAATGGGTCTAATGGCAACTGGTAATCGCACGCTCAAACTCTCGATCCTTGCCGATGTCGATGATCTTAAAAAGAAACTTGGCGAAGCAGATAATGCTGTTGAAACCAATTCAAGCAAAATTGGTGAATTTGGAAAAAAGGCTGCCGCTGCATTTGCAGTTGCCACAGCTGCTGCCGTCGCCTATGGCACCAAATTAGCCATTGATGGGGTCAAGGCTGCAATAGAGGATGAGGCAGCACAACTTAGATTGGCAAGTGCTTTAAGAACCGCGACAGGTGCCACTGAAGGTCAAATAAAGGCAACTGAGGATTTTATTCTTCAGACATCTTTAGCGACAGGCGTGGCTGATGACAGCCTTCGTCCAGCCTTGCAAAGACTTGCAGTCAGCACAAAAGATACTGGCGAAGCGCAAAGATTATTGAGCCTTGCTTTAGATATTTCTAAGGGTAAGGGAATTGAATTAGAAACAGTTGCCAATGCTTTGGGTCGAGCCCAAGATGGAAATACCACAGCTTTAGGCAGACTTGGACTTGGTTTATCAGCTGCTGAACTTAAAACAATGTCCTTCACCGAAGTTCAACAAAGATTATCTGATCTTTATGGTGGCGCAGCAGCTGCAAACGCTGAAACTTTTCAAGGCAAGATTGATCGCTTAAAAGTTGGATTTGATGAGGCTAAGGAAAGTTTAGGCGTTGCTTTATTACCACAGGTTGAAAAGTTCATTACATTCTTAAACGATACTGGTATCCCAACACTAAACGCATTTATTGCAGGATTAACTGGTGATCAAGGACTTAGTGCTGGATTGAAAGAAACTCAAAGAGGTGCTGAAAGTTTTGGACGAGCAATTGCGGTGGTTGCAGGAATTGTTTCAGGATTTATCACATTTCTTAGAGAAGCAATTGGCTTGGTCATATCATTAACTAATGAATTGATTAAAGTCGTAAATGTAATCCCGGGCGTGAATATCGGATCAATTGCAAACATTGCGCCATCAGCAAGTAAATTGGCAGTTCCAAAATCTAGCAGCGGATCTAACTTCACTTATGGTGCAGGAAATCCAACAGTTAATAACATAACAGTTAATGCTTTAGATAGTGAGAGTGCAGCTAGAGCCGTTGCCAAAGTTATTAATGAAAGCGCAGCCAGATCCGTTCCATCATTGAGTGGCACAAGCGTTCGAGGTAATTAATGACTGCTTGGTCGCCCGAATGGAAACTTACTGTCGCAGGGACTAATTACACAAACATTGCAATAAGCGATATTACGCATCAGGCTGGTCGGACTGACATTTATACTCAGCCATCCCCATCTTATATGCAAGTAACTTTGGTTGCTTTATCTGGTCAAACTTTGCCTTTTGCAATTAATGACAGTTTTTCTTTACAAGTCAAAAACAGTTCAGGAACTTATGTTGATCTTTTTGGTGGAGATATAACGGATTTGACTATTGAGGTTGGTGCATTTGGTGGCGTATCAAAGGTAGTTAATTACACAATTCTTGCAATGGGTTCTTTGGTCAAATTAGCGAAAGAAATTTACAATGGCACAATCTCTCAAGATGAGGATGGCAATCAGATTTATACTTTGCTAACTAGCGTATTGCTTGGAACTTGGAATGATGTTCCAGCAGCTTCAACTTGGGCAACATATTCTGCAACTGAAACATGGGCTACTGCGTTGAATCTTGGACTTGGCGAAATTGATACGCCTGGACTTTACACAATGGAAAACCGAGCATCATCACCAGATACCATTTACAACATTGCTGGACTTATAGCCAATTCAGCCTTTGGATATTTGTATGAGGACAATGCAGGCAATATCGGTTACGCCGATGCTGACCATAGACAGAATTATCTATTAACCAATGGTTATGTTGATCTTGATGCCAATCATGCTTTAGGTTCAGGATTATCAACAATCACTCGATCAGGCGATATTCGAAACGATATTTATATCAATTATGGCAATAACTTTGGATCTCAAAAGACAGCTACTAGCGCAAGCTCAATTGCGACTTATGGTTATAAATCAGAAAGCATTCAATTAGTGCTTCATTCAGCTGTGGATGCTCAAGCTGTGGCGGATCGGTATATTGCTCAAAGAGCCTTCCCGCAACCAGTATTCCAAAGCATTACTTTTCCAATAACCAACCCTGAAATTGATAACTCAGATCGAGATGCTTTATTAGGTGTTTTTATTGGTCAGCCATTAAACATACAAAACCTACCTACCCAGATTTCAGACGGGGAATTCGAAGGTTATGTTGAAGGCTGGCGTTGGAGCACTCGGTTTAATGAATTATTTCTGACAATTAATCTTTCACCAGTTGCGTTCAGTCAAGTCGCTATGCGATGGAATACTGTTCCAATTGGTGAGGCTTGGAACACTTTAAGCAATACTTTAACATGGGAATACGCTACAATCGTATCCTAAGAATAGGACAATATGGCAACCACTACTAACTATGGCTGGACAACACCAGACGACACCGCGCTCGTCAAGGATGGCGCAAGTGCTATTCGCACACTTGGATCATCTGTTGATACATCAGTTAAGGCATTAAATCCCGGAACTACTGCTGGCGATCTTGATTATTACACAGCAGCAACAACTAAGGCTCGTATTGCCAAAGGAACTGCTGGTCAAGTATTTACAATGAATTCTGGCGCAACTGCTCCTGAGTGGGCAACTGCTTCTAGTGGTGGTATGACTTTATTAACTTCAGGAACTTTATCTGGAGCGTCAATTTCTTTAACATCAATTAGTGGTTCATATAAAGATTTGATTTTGCGAATTTATAATTTTAAGCCGGCGACAGATGGTGCTCAATGTTATTTACAGTTTAATTCTGACACTGGTTCAAATTATTATGGTGCTACACTAACTACAACATCAATTGGATCAACAACTGTATTTTCTTTAATTCCAGCCACAGACGACACAACCGCTCAAGGCGTTTCCGACACAAAAATTGTTAATTATGCTTCATCTTCATATAATAAGTTAATAGAAAATTTTGCATCAACAAACAATTCAACTACTCCAACAAACCAAAGAAATCAGTTTTTGACTGGCATTTATTTATCAACAACAGCAATCACATCAATTCAATTAACAACATCTAGCGGTAATTTTACCTCTGGAAATTATGAATTATATGGAGTTAAATAATGAGCAAACCAATTATCAAAATTATTAATCTTGAAACAAATGAAGAAATTGAGCGTGAAATGAACGCTGCTGAATTTAAAGAATATGAAGCAAGACAAAAGAAAGAAGCAGATATTAAAGCCGAAGTCCTAGCAAAAGAAACTGCTAAAGCAGCAATTCTTGATCGCATCGGTTTAACTGCTGATGAACTTAAAACGATACTTGGCTAATGAAGGCTTGGTTATCTAAAGCTGCTGTTCAGTTAAGAGAACAAGTAGATGATGCGTTCGCAGGGCGTAGCCGTCTTTCTGATGGGTGGATTGGTGATGCTAAGCATTCATCAAGAACCAGCGATCACAATCCAGATGAACAATCAGGGTGCGTGCGAGCAATTGATATTGACGCTCGGCTTTCTGACGACAAAGGGATTTCAGCATAT